CCTCCGTCATACATGTAGAACTTGTCTTTACCAAACCAGTAGGCCACGTTATCTGCTACAGCTACACTGTTCTGAGACATTATAGAAGAGTTCTCGCCCACAAGCTGCGCTGCCCATACCACAGGTGCGCCTACGTACTGTAACGAGTACACAGAGAAATCAGTCCACACTAGCAGTTCTTGCCTAGTCTGCTCTGCGGCTACTATTTCGGAGCCTCTAGATAGTCTTAGATCACCCGCTTGAGTAGTTGCGGTAGGCGTCCAGTTAGTAGCGTCTTCTTGGTCAGACCATCTAATTAACATAGGGTCTTGTACGTTAGTACCTAACGGGTTTGCACCAAAACAAAACACAAACCTATTAATGTCTGATACAAGTATTATGTTCTGTGCTGTAGGCACATTAGATGCCCCCGACTCTGCGCTAAGTAACGTAGCAGGATTATCTAAAGGAGTGTTAGCAGAAGCATCCCAGAAAAACACAGGGCTACCCCTGTGTCCAAGTATTAAATCTTCTCCAAAGTTACCTTGGCTCCATATACGAAGGCTTTCTGTACTAGCTCCGCCGTTACCCCATGTACTTTCGCCCCATGCACCTGCACTCCAGCCCCGTAATGGGGTTTCTAATTCTGACCCAGAATTTATTTGGTAGACAGCAGTAACCGTGCCTCCACCTGTAGCTGCGGAGCTTGCGGATGAAGGTGATACAATAGTATATGTGTTACCTGTAGTGTACGTTATTTGGAACTCACCATTTAAAGTAAGTCCTCCTACCGCAGAAGCGTTAGAGAAAGTAACAAAGTCTCCATTTTTGTATCCCCCATTAGCGTCGGTAACAGTTACTATTGTTGGGCTACCCGAAGATGTGGCAAACGGGTTAGTAAGCGTGACAGTGGCGCGTATAGGAGTAATATCGTAGTACGCTCCTCCGGTTTCAAGGTAGTATTTAAGGTTTGTACCTACACTTGTCAGAGTAAGGTTAACAAGAGTCACCCACGAGTGTAACGAACGACAAACACCTTGGAAAGTAGACGTAGATATACGCTGCCACCCACCTATTTTCTCAGGCATACCTTGCCTGAACCTTACCTTATCGCTTTCATACCAACCGCCTTCACTAGTATATCTAGTGTTTTCGCGGTTAACTCCTGCTTTTAACTGTAATTTCTTTAGTGGCATATCACACCTGTAAGTGTTTTAGTAGCACCATACCACTGGAGTAGTCTCTCTAGTGTCTACATGAATAAAGGTTTTAGCTACGCCTATACCATTAAAGCCCATTGATTGCGCGTACTTAATGATAGCATATGCTTGGTTTCCATTGGAGATTTTGATGTCACAGGCAATCCCCCGTGCATGAGTGCCCGGATTTTTTTTGGCTGCCTCTATGCTATGGGTCTTGTCCCTGTAACCACTAGTAATGTGAAACGGGAAGCCGCAGACATGCCGTAGTTCATCTAGCTTTTCTAGGAAGTCGTTGCACATCTCATTGTTGCCCGTCTCTTGGCAATCAAAGTCTGCTCGGCTGAAGTACCTCATTTTTCTCTCTGAACGCCTTTGGTCTTCTCCACAGTACGCATAGCGCCTAGACCTAGCATACCCATCAGCACAGTAGTAAGCAGGGAGCTATCGACAGGTGGAACTGTGTACCAGATGCCAAGAATAGGAGATAGGATAGTAGAGTACATTAGAGCAAATCCGCAAATCCAGCCAATAGCAGGTCGCCAGCCAGCAACAAACATGTTCTTGTGTGCAGCCTCAACCTTGTTAACTTCTAACTGGCCCTTGGCTAACTCTTGAGCATGGCGCTCTGCCATCGTGCTAATTTCGTGAGACAACTTAGCCTTAACATCTTTGTCTAGAATGAATTTATCTAGTAAGTTAGAAACTGGGCCGATCAATTGAGCTAACATATTATTGTATCCATTTTGTAAGGGCAAATAGGCCGATAAGCATGGGGTATATTCCCCACAACATGTTCTCTAAGCGGTCAAACCTTTTACTACCATCGGTTAGCCTACGTTCTATATTCTCATAACGAACCAAACATTCTTTCTCGTGAGATGCTTGTTTGGCGCTAATCTCTTTCATGGTAGTCATTTACTTTCCTACATATGTTATAAAAAATAAAAGGCCAATTAGTAGTACAACGCCTAACCCTTTCCAGTCATCAGGATTTTTAGGGTCAAAGTTACTCATATTACCCCAAAGTAGTATAAAGCTCCAAAGGCTATTGACGCTAGTAAAGACCAGAAAAACACACCCTCAACAATAGAAGACAGGGCTTGTTTTTTCTTGGCTATAGCCTTTTTTTCTTTGGCGATCTTAGTCTTATACTCCATTAACGACTTATGCTGTATAGACAACATATCGCGCCACACTTCTCGTGGAGTAATTTTTTTTAATTCTTTTTCGCGTTCGCGGATTTCGTTCTTGGCCCATGCAAGTTCTAGGGCTTCTTGTTGTGAAAGAACATGCGTACCTTCCTTGGCTTCATGTTCAATCTTCTCTACTGCCTGTTTACTTTCGGTCAGTGTAGAAAAAATACCAGCTATGTCGGACAAGTGATTACCGGACTCTTTAACAGTTTTAATTCCTGCATTAAGAGTCTTTAAAGCACCCACCACCATAGTGATTTCAACAATCATTTACGCGACCTCTAGCCATGAAGTGGTATCTTCATCCCAGTTGTATTGGTTGCCGTCATCTGGATAGGCTGTTGGAGCCTCCCAAATGCAGGTGCTGTCGTTTAGTGTCCAGCTTGCGTAAAGCGATTGCGGGTAAAAAGCGTTTCTCGTTGAATCATAATTATGCCCAACACCCGCAAAATTCTTCCGCAGTGCTGTGCCACCATCAGGCTCTCCATCCTGCCCATAATGAATACCGCCGCGAGTGTTATAAGACGTTTGAATCCAATCCGCGCCCAGAGTATCAATAAAGTCTTGTTCTGCAACAATGACCTGCACGACAAGACCGTCTATTATTTTAGCAAAATGTGCCATGTGGCCTCCAATTTAAGATGACAAGGCAAAAGTGCCAGAAGAAGTAAAGTAGTGGTATGTGTAACCACCAGCCGTAGATACAGTTCCACCAGTAGCTGAACCATCTAGCTCACTTGTAACGTAGCGTATAATTATTGCTCCCGCACCTCCCGCTGCCCCATTTGGATTTCCACCACCGTTATCGTTTGTGCCAGCGCCTCCGCCATGTCCACCGGCAGGACCGGCAACTGGGGAAGCAAGATTACTTCCGTCTTTATTTACTCCGCCTGACCCCTTATCGCTTGCAACACCCGAAGAGGGTGTGGTGCTTATATTATTACTACCTATAAAAGTACCTTGCGCCCCTCCACCTCCGTGACCGAATTGATTGTACGTTCCGAAGTTTAAGCCTTTCCAGTTTGTCCCTTCGCCACCATCGCCGCCCGCAGTAGCGGAGCCGTTGGCACCATCGCCAGTGGCACCACCACCACCGCCACCCGTGGCGAGATATACTGGTTCACCCTGACCACCTGAATCGCCGCCATCGCCGCCGAGAGAGCCTGTTCCTCCAGAATATACCGCTCCACTTATCATATTTCCTCCGGCTCCACCACCAACGTAACCGTTTGCGTCTTGATTTTGATAAGCGCCACCCTTACCACCGCGACCGTATAACGTTCCTATACCAGAGCCTGCAATACTTGAATCACCACCAACTGTGCGGCTTGCGCCACCCGCTCCAATGGTTACAGTGTAATTATTGTCATACTTAACTATTTCGCCATCAAACGAAGTAACGGCACCACCACCACCACCGCCGCCGACATTGAACCCGCCACCGCCACCGGCACCTGCCCCCATTATATCGACCTCTAAAGTCGCTCCCCTAGAGGGGAAAGAACCAAAGCCGTTTACGTTATAACCAAAACCTGTCATCAGTTACCCCTTATGCGTCATTCGCAGCGTCAGTGGTGAAGAACAGCTTGATGCCTAACAAACGCGCAGCGCCCGATTGGTTGTCTGCTGAAACATCTCTAGCAATCTGAAAGATGGTCAGAGTATCAGCCGCCGCTCCAGCAATGGTTACATTTCCGCTTACTGCCGCTACATCTATGTCGTTAGACGTTCCAGAGTGAGCTTTAGCTGTAGCTACCACTTGAGTTCCAAAAGCTGTGTTTAGGTCTGCACTATCTGCAAAACTTCTGCCTGCCAAGCCCCAAGCTACCGTACCAGTGTTGGTTCCTGTGACAGTAAAGAAGGCTTGGAAAGTAACAGTACCCTCGTTCCAACTTTTAGGAAATATAACCTGAAACTGAGCGAAGTCATCTGCCGCCGCCGCAAAGTCTAAACACTTTAGTTCTGGGCCGTTGGATAGTTCTACTTGCGTTAGGTCTGAACAGCCGTTAGTTGTCTCTGGGTACATACCTGCCGCTGGAACATAGATAGTTTCAAGACCTGCAACTTTAATATTGTTTGCTACTTTATCTGCTGTAACAGCATCATTAGCTATATCACCTGTAGCAATAGTCCCGTCTGCAATCTTTGCGCTAGTAATTTGACTATCAGCAATGTGGATAGTGTCAATAGAGCCGTCAACATACTGATCGCTATCTACGCTGTTAGCAGCCATTTTACCAACAGTAATTTGACCGTCTGCAATGTGGATAGTGTCAATAGAGCCGTTAACATACTGATCGCTATCTACGCTGTTCGCCGCCATTTTACCAACAGTAATTTGACCGTTAGCGATGTGATCAGTGTCAATAGAACCGTCAACATACTGTGCGCTATCTACGCTGTTCGCCGCCATTTTACCAACAGTAATTTGACCGTTAGCGATGTGCTCAGTGTCAATAGAACCATCAACATACTGTGCGCTATCTACGCTGTTCGCTGCCATTTTACCAACAGTAATTTGAACGTTAGCGATGTGCTCAGTGTCAATAGAACCATCAACATACTGTGCGCTATCTACGCTGTTCGCTGCCATCTTAGCTGCGGTTACTGATGCGTCTTTTATAAGACTGCTTGATACCTGTGTAGTCGCCATTTCTTAGCTCCCTAAAGTTGGCCGCGTGGCTGGAAAGTCTGAGGTAGACGGCCAGTCACGCAATGCAGTCCTATAGGTCAGGATATTGTCACGATTCGGCCAGTCTGGCGTTTGTGAAGCTGTGTCTGTTGACGTTAGTTCTTCATCCCGCCATCCGCGAGCAGTTTCTTCTGCTGTTGGTGCGATAGGTGCAGCCGCTACCCACTCTTCGTAATGATCAGAAATTGATTGCACAAAAGCCTCATCAGCTAAGATGCAAGGATTAGTGATGTTTCCATCAGCGTCTTTAATTATCCATTTATTGCTCATAGTATTCTCCTTAGCTTACAGCCGTGTACATAACAATTATTAAGCCGTGACCACCAGCACCTGAAGTAGAGATCCCTAGTTGAGTGGTATTCCCACCAATACCGCAAGCACCGCCACCACCGCCTATGCCCCCGTCACCGCCTTGTATAGCATTGGAGTATAGATTGAATGTCGCCCCCCCACCTGCTAAAAATCCCCCGTTACGCCTAGAGTCGCCTATAACTGAAGCAGACGCAAAACTTCTACCGCCTCTTCCACCGCCGCTCAACTCTCCGCTAGTATTCTCAAACTGAGGACTTATAACATCAGAGTGTCCACCATAAGTGCTATTACTTACGTCATTGGCTCCGACATTGAAGTTAGTGCCAGCGTTTCCAGTACCTAAAATACCAACAGCGCCTCCAGTACCCATTGGAAGACTGCCAGCGCCACCAGCGCCTCCTGCATTATTTACATCACCTCCTGAAGCTGTACCGCCTGCTGCTGCTGTCGCACTGTTGTTTATACCCCCACCACCACCGTTACCCGCAAGGCTTGATGAGCCGTCCGTTGCAGTAGTATTTCCGCCAGCATTACCGGTTCCTTGACCATTTTGCGGAGCGCCACTTGCTCCTACAACCATTGTCCAGTTAGTGCCTGTGGAAAGAGTAACTACTTTACGAGAGTATCCTCCAGCAGCGCCTCCACCCGCCTTTTCACTTGCTTGTGAAGTAGCTCCACCACCACCAGCGCCTATGCAATGGATAACCGCAGTACCGTTAAACGGGGGTGTCCATGTTGTTGATTTGGTAACGGGGATTGTAAATAAAGTACCACCACCTCCTAAAATAACAGCCATTTTATAACTCCTTCCATCCGATTGTTGAATCAACGTACACAAGCGTTGCAGCAGCGTCTGCCGCCAATGTTCCGTCCTGTGTTTGAGAATTAATTTTTTGTGAATTGCGCCCTATAGTAATTAATGCTGCACCTGCG